ATGCTTCACCACCCCAAGAACTAAGACCCCAACCAAAACCTTTTTCTTGAACAGCAGATCCAACCGTATAATAGTGTTGCACTCTTATACCGCCTGACGTGGTTGCGCCAGATCCTGATTCTGCTGATGGCATTGTAATTGTTATCTCTGTACTAGATGGCACGGTCGTTACCATAAATTTTTTAAGATCAAAATCAGAGGCACCAAAATTAGATCCTGTTATTGAAGTAAAATTATCTAATAAAACTATATCTTGTGGGTTTATGCCATGAGCACTAGTAAAAGTTATTTTAACAGATGTTGATCCGTTAGTCGTGGTAAATGCATTTGTAAGCGTGGTTGTAGATTTAATAGGATGTATATCATAAAATACACCTCCTGAATAAGCGTATAAAATTCTATTAGTGCCTATGATAGCATATCTTCTACCTAAACTATTAACAAAGTGATGAAGACCTCTACCTGCACCTGTTAATTCATTTTCATTTAAAGTTCCTAATTGGTTCCAACCACCTATTTTTTCTGGAATACCATATCTAAATCTAACATTATCACAATCAATCCATTGGCCCTCTGCTTGGGTTGCTGTAATTTGTTTATTAATACCTGGCTGAAATCCTATTTTCTGTAGCATAGCGCACGATTATACAACAAATATTATAAAAATATACCCCTTTTTACTTCCAATTTATGTTGATATTGAACCTAGCCTGTTGGTCTGTGCAGTTGGTGCTTGAATGAGAGACAGAGGGATCAAATAACAATATGCGATTAGCCACAGATTTTATAAATTTTTTGCCTACGTAAGTTCCACCATTGCAAGTGTTTAAAGAAAGTATGGCTCCTTTGTGTGATATTTCGTAGTCCTTATGTGCTTTATGTTTTATTATTTTTTCACTTCTTGTGTAGCAGTTTACCTTTACCCTTCTTAAAAACATTGTATCAAGCTTTGTTAACAATGGTGCTAACGTTTCATAGTAATCGCTATTAATGACATTTTTATCATAAATTATATGTGTAAAATAAAAATTATTAGTATCAGTCTTATCAGCAACCGTGCTGTTAAAATAGTACGGAAAGTCTGAAGACATAAAAATCTCTTGTATTTTTTTAAAGTCATTATCTAAAAGAAAATTGTCTATGATTTTCATGCTCTTAAAATTTTTAAAAAATCATCATGCACATAGTCTGCATTAAAATTAAATGATATAATTGTTTTTCTTTTTTTAGTTTGAGAAGGTGGTGCTCTATGTATAAACATACTTGGAAATATAATGACGTCTCCTTGCTTTACATCTACGTCGATAATTTTTAAAGATAAAGGTTCTACTATTTGAGTCTTGGGAGAGTTCTTTCCAAACTCTAAATAATACACACCCGTAAAGTTATGTCCGTGAACATGCCAACCATGTGTATCTCCTTCACCATATTGTTGAAACCATAATTCAAAAATCTGCACCTGGGATAAACCTATTTTTTTTACTTCTTCTGTAAAATGTTTTTGTAAATGAGGACCAACTAATTTAACCCACTCTCTTTTTGTATCATGTCTTCTATCCCAATCTACTCTTGAAATGCTGTCTGTAAAATAATCGTCATTTTGTTTTAAACAACCTGATTCCTGTTTATCTATTAACTCTAATAATTGTTTTTTTATCTTAGAGTTTTCTTTAAGTTTGTTTTTTAAAATAGGAAAATTAAAAGGTATCATTTTCTAAACCAAGGAGGTAGTCCTAAATGTGGTCTTCTATCATACATATTTTCTTTAGCTCCCGGTGTTTTAACATTATTATAATGTAAAAAAACTTGCACACACTCATTACCTTTAAATGGTTTTCTCCAGTGTTCTAAATCACATCCTCTATAAACTAACATGTCTCCTTGTTTTAAATCTACCTTTATTCCTTTTTTTCCCTTGTCTCCAGATGGCTCTAAATATATAGGCCAATCATCACCACCAAGATTCATAGTAGTTGATATTTCACAACTAAATCTATCTTTGTGTCTTTTAAGTTCATCACCTTTTTTGTATATTCGTGCATAAGAATAAGCAGGAGTTAATTTTAATTCTGTTATTTTTTCCATCTTAGGTTGACATTTTAATAATAAAGTTTCCATGGCCATGTTAGCATATTGAGAGTATGTGTCTGGTATCTGCTCATTTTCACTTTCATAGTGACCTAATATATTTTCAAAAGGTGAAAAGTATCTAGCTTGTCGACAAGTATCATAAACTTGTTTTTGCATAGAAAAATAATTTGCAACAAAAGCTGCTAGGTCTTTTGATATTGCTTGTTTAATTACTGCGTATTTATTTTTTTTAAAACTCATATAAGACTAAACCATCCTGTAGCTATTATTTTTTCTTCCTCACTTATCTCACCTTTATGAGTGTGTGTCCAGTCAGGCGGCCAAATTATAGTCAATCCTTTTACCGCAGGCGTGGTTAAATTTTGATATTTAAAATGAGTGCCACCTTTTTTAACATCTTTTAAATAAGTCATAAAAACTAAAACTCTTCCCATGTTTACTTTTGCTCCAGTTTCATAGTGCCATTTTTTAAAACCACCGTTTGGTGGGTACCATTGAACATTAACGTCTTCAACGTTAAATTTATCAAGTCGATTTACTTCAGGAAATTCTTCTACATACAAATCTAAAACTTGTTGTAAATAAAATCTATATCCTGCAACTCCTTTTTCAAAATTATTATTTCCTAAACTAATATCAATAGAATCTTTAGTTTGTTTATCTACAATTTTTTCACCGTTATAGTAACTTACTCCCTCATGAGTTTTGTTTTTATTTTTATTAAAATAATCAACTAAATTATCACAGACATCATCTGGTATGTACCATCCTTTGATAAAACTATTTTTAGGAAAATTGTGTTTTTTAAGGGTAGACTTCATTATTGTTTCTTATAAAATTAAAGTTTATTACGTGTCTTCTCCAAACATCAGTGTGATATAAAACTTTGTGTTCTATCTTACTATCAAATAGTAATAATCTATTCTCTACGCTATCGATAGGCACTTCTTTATTTTTAATATTTAAAATAGTTTTTGCATTACATGTTGTTAAAAATAAAATACCTGTGGTAGCGTACAAACAATTATTGTCGATATGATATGGTGTTTCTATTGTTTCAACATCTCTTAAAACTAAATTTGCTCTTACTAACATAAGTGCGTGAATATCTAAACTTTCTATTATAGGTTTTATATGTGCTTCAAATAAATCAGATTGAGGTCTGTAATTACCATAATAGGTATAAGTAAAAAGACCATTGTTTCTACTTTTTTTTAAATCTACATCTATCTTTGTATAATACCAAGGCATGTTTTCACCTTTTATGTCATACGAAAGTTTTTCGTAAAATTGATTATTTAAAAAATTATCTATTACTTTGTAGCTCATTAAGATTTCCACTTACTATTAGTCGATTGTTATTTTTATTAGGTCTTACCTCGTGAGGTATAAATCCAGGAAATATAATTAATTTACCAGGCACGAACTCACAAGTAATATTTTCGTTTATATCTACAGAAGGATATCCTACATCATAAAAACATAATGGTGATGAGTCTTTGTTTCCTTCTATAAACCAAACAAAAGATTTACCTTTTGGATTATGTGTGTGAACACTATGGTAACTATTTTTTAAATATTTTTGAATCCAACAATGTGACAAAACTAAATTTAATTTTTCAAATATAACACCTAATTTATTAATAATTAAATTATTTAAATCATCGTTGTTTTGATAAAAAGAAGTTAGATTCATTTCTGGTCTTATTACATCCTTTGTTAATTTAATGTTTTTAATTAATTTTTTTGTTGTAGTATCTATATCGATATGATCCTCAACTATTGTATATATAAAAGAATGTTTATACATTTTTAGCCATGGGTTTTGGCACTGCTTGTATATTCCAATGTATGAATCTAAAAGGTTCTTTGCCGTGATCTACAGAAAACTCGTGTTCTAGATATCCTGGAAACATTATCAACGTGCCTGGTTCTACTTTATATCTAACTAATTCAGTTCCGTGTGTTATGTCATCTTTTGATTTTAATTTTAATTTAGTAGCACGAGCACCAGTTCTTGGTTCGTGAAAAATAGGATATGATGTTTTATCACTAGCTTTTAAAAAATAAAAGCCTGATACATGTTGATTCCAATGTATGTGCGCAGAGTGATTACCACCACCTTTTTTAGAAAATTCTTGCACCCACATTTCACTAAACATTGTTTGATATTCTGACATATCATAACCTTGCCAATCTAAAAACTCCCAAGATTTTTGACCAACATAATTTCTAAAATCTAAAAAATCATTATCTAATGTAAGAGGAGTTGAATGATAAGATGTTCCAAAATCACCATGTTTTTTTATGTAGTCTTTCCAAATTGTCTTTTTAGCTTTGTTAATATATTTATCAGAAGCTTTGTTTAAACTTCTTACAAACTCTGGTTTGTTTTCTACACATATAGGTGTTTTAAAATACTCGTTTATTTCCATAATTGTCTATTTATATTAAAAGCAAAAGTTATTCTTTCATACTTTTCTTTTTGTTTATTAACTTTATGTAAAACCGTAGAAGGAAAAATTATCATGTCTCCTTTTTTTCCTACAAAATTAACTTTTTCTTTTGTAAAAATAGTTTTATCTTTTTTATTATTTAAATAAATAACTCCAGAAAAACAACCGGCATGAGCATGTTCAGGATTACTATTATTTTTATAGGAGTAATTTATCCATACATCATAACCATCAAAGTGACCATTCCATTTTCTTATGAAAAAATTTCTATGTGGTTCTTTAGTTAAAATACTACATAATCTTAAAACAAAAGGCAGCCAATAAGAATCTTCAATTAATTTAGAAGGTATAGAAACTTGATAATTATTAGTTTTTGAACCAAAATTTTCATGTAATTTTAAATAAGAAAGAGGGTGTTTTTTAATTTTATCACATTCTTTTTTCCAACCAGTAAGTTCTTTAACTATTTCTTTTGGCAATTTTGTGTACGCTATGTTTTCGCCTATCATTTTATATTGTATCATTTCCATGGCTGTCCAAGATTCCACATAACTAATGAGTACCTTGTCCCTGCAGTCACTGGTTTTACCCTGTGCCACACATGACTTGGAAACACAATAATTGATCCTTTAGGTAGTATTTCTTTACATTGCACTTTATGTATAGATTCATCTCTCATATGTGGATCATAATTTCTAAAATCAAACTCTAACTCTCCACCTTTGTATTCTGAACCATCTGTTAGTTGACAGGTCATAGAAATTTTTCTTATCTTACCATGTTGAAGATTGTTTCTTGGTTTATTATAAGGGTGTTTCCAACTATCACAATGCCAATCGTAATATTGATTAATTTTATATTTTGTAAATTGTATTTGTTCACTAGCATCCCATTCAAAGTTCCACCCAGCGTTTTTATTGGCAACTTTAACGTAAGGGTGTAATTCTTTGTATATCCAAGTTTCATCTAACCAAACTAAATCAGAATTTCTTTTCTTTTTTAAATCTAATATCTGATCTTGAGATAAAGGTTTTTGATCATCAAAACCTCCAGTCCTTGCCATAGATTCATTTTTTGATAAGGCATACCTAATTATATCATCACATAACTTAGGTGGTAATGCAGATTTAAAATACCAATAATAATGTTTTAAATTCATATAAAAGTAAAAACTCCAACTCTTCTTATTTCATCGTGTTTGCAAAACCCATAAGTGTGAAAATAAG